CAGGAAGTAACCGTGGGAATCCGGCATGCCAGAGGCGACCGAATCATAAACCACATCAGCGCCCTTGTACTTGAGGGACGTTGCACCGGCAGAAAGATCAGTCGAGTTGGTGTAACGCTTCAGGCTGGTCTGGCTGTTGTCGAAGAACGTGAAATAGGTATCGTCCATGACAATCAGATCAGGCATGTCGTTATTGCGCGTCAGGTTGAGCCACAACGGGAGCATGAGGCTCTCGATGGTGGTCGAGCTTGGCGTAATAGCCCCACCGCCCTGCAACGGGCTGGCCGCAGATTGGAGGATGTTTTTCCAGAAGGTATAAGTCCCGGAGACAATCCCGCCAACAGTTCCCGTTCCAGCATCTGAAACGAGAGCCTGCAAACCATTGATCTGGTTGGCAGTGGTGCCGTCGCTGTAGATGTCGGTCGAGAAGTTGTTGCCAGCGGTACGCATGGCGTTCTTCAGCTTGTTTTTGACGAGCTTGATAACGCCTTCTTTGCCGCTGTTCTGGCGAACTTCGAGACCGGAAGCCACCACGTTAATGGCAACCTGCTTCCAGGGGAAGTTGGCAGCAGTGAACACTTCGGACTGAGCAATGCTCAGCGTGTCATATCCACTGTAACGCTGGTAAGTGCCGTTCTCTGCGTAATCCAGAGGAACCTGAATTTCCCAGCCACCGGAGATGAGATCAACACGATCCTTCTCCGTGAGCCGCTGATGCAGGGCAGTATGGTTGGACACATTATCCTCGAGATAAGTGTTTTTGAAATGACGGTACGTTAGCGCCGCAATCTCCGTAAACGAACTATTGGCAGGCATGATATAGACCTTTCAAGTCTAAGCTGTCATGCGGTCGTCAACCAAAGCTCCGATAAAATCATCCACACTTTTAGCTTTCGCAGCGCCAGACGGCAACGTGCCAGTTGTCCGTATGTTAGTTCCCCCGGCCCGTTTGGCCGCCGTCGCGTCTTTCTTCGCTTTGGCGATCCGTTCGGTTTCAGACTTTGCCTTACGATCAACTTCAATCTTCCCGGAAACCTCGTCATTGGTCGCCAAAGCCATTTTATAGGCCATTTGAAGATATTGGTCGCTAGTCAGTCCAGGTTTACTTTCACGCAGAGCTGAAACAATCGGGATCATCTCGCGTTCGAGTTCTTCATAGAAGGGGTTCGCTGTTGCGAAATCCTCGATGACACCCGAAACGACTTCACCCTGCTGCTCTAGCTGCTGGTTCTGCTGTTGTGAGAAATAATTTTCGAAACCTTGCAAACGATTTTGCATGGCAAGCAGTTGAGGATCGACGGAGTATTCTCCGACGTTTTCACTTAATGCAGAAACCGGGATTCCACGCTGTTCGAGCAGGTAGCGCGTAAAACCAACGGGGTCACTGTCTGCATAATCGGAAAGGGCTAGAAGCTGACCAATAGCGGTGCCTTCATCCATTCCGTTCATTGCAAACTGTTGACGCCGTGGCGCAATGGCCTGCTCCAACTTATCGTACAATTTCCTTTGTTCCGCTACTTCCATTGTCTTCCGCGTGTAGTCCGCCTCTTGGCTCTTAACGCGATCTGAAATCCATTGCTGGCTTTCAGGCGGCAGAGAATAAAAGGCTTCGCGGTCTTTTGCAGACATAGATTGCGGGGCTGTGATGGTCTGATCATCAGGTTCAGAGCCTTCGCTGTCTGCGTCACTGTCCGTTGCTTCCGCAACGGTGTCCTCGGGGGATTCGGAACTCTCCGAACTCTCCGCTGTTTCCTGTGATGGCGTATCTTCAGATGGAGATTCACTCTCTATAGCGTCGAACTGAGCGGCCATGAAATCATCCATTGACTCTTCGACAACAACATCTTCCGCGTCATCCGCCATAATATTTCCCTCTAAAAATCAATCTGTCGGGCGATAGCATCAACCGACTTGTCTATAGCTGCGTCCATAGACGCCTCTATTCTCTTTTTCCCGTTCTTCTTAACGTCTTCGAACTCACCCTTTTCGTGAACCCGGCAACCGTGGGCCTCCAAGTTGTCTCTATGCTCCTTCCGTCCATCGACAGTCTTGCCGGTGATCGGACACGCATACGGCTTATAATCTCCAACCACATACGGCGCAGCCAGATGAGACCGCTTTGAAGAATAATCAACCTGGGCCTTCCTTACATGCGGAACGGCGGTCCACTTGATATCGTCATAATTTTCTTTGTAAGCGGTCATTGCAGCACCGGCTCAATAAAATCATCGTCATCGTCCATGACCATCACTGTGGTCTCTTCCAGCGGCATACCGCCGACCTCGCGTGTCGCTGAAACAACCTCATTAATCCGGGCCATGATCTCGGACGCACGGGCTAAAGCGTCTTCAGGGCTGGTCATATTACCGTCAGGCCCGTTGAATTCAGACATGATCGCCTTTGCCAGATCAACCTGACGCTGCTTGTCAGCTTCACTTGCCTCGAATTCCATCTTTTCACGCGCCATCTGCATATCGGCCTCAATCTTCATGCCGGGGTCAGGTTCAGGCCGCTGTGCCTCGAATTCCTTCAGAGCCATATCGCGCTCTTTCAAAGCAAGCTCTTTCTCAGCGATCATAAGATCGGCCTGCTTTGCCTCAGTATCCATCTGGAGCTTCTTCTCTTCAACCATCAGATCGGCTTGTTTCGCCTCAGTATCCATCTGAAGTTTGGACTGCTCCATCTGCATCTTCGCCTGCTCGGCTTGCATCTTCATCTGCTCGGCTTGCGCTGCGGCCGCCTGCTCCTGCTGTTGAGCCTGCTGCTGGGCCTGCGCCTCCTGCCCACCCCCGGCAGAACCAGAATCATCCTCGCCAATCATATCCAGAGCGTCTTCAACCTCCCGGCCCATCTTAAACCGGCGAATCGCGGCCATCATCATAACTTTGGCAGCCTCAAGCGGCAGATAACCAGCCGCAACAGCCGGGCCAGCGTTACTGATGAAGGTGGAAACTCCCGTCAATAACTCAGTGACGGCCTTCTGGTCCGCAGCCTGATCTCCCGCAATAGTGGAATCAGTCTCGATATCAACCCGATAAGAACGCTGCTTGTCGTCCCGAAGGATTTGCATACATTCTTCCCAAGTCGGCTTTTCAAGCACCTCCAAAAGCTGGGGTGGCATCGGCTGCTGCTGCTGGGCCATTAGCTGAGCCTGCTGTTGGGCCTGCATTTTCTGCTCCGGCGTTGGGAGCCTTATATCTGTCATCATCGCAAGACTATCAGGGCTAAACTGCTCTGAAATTATCTCGGCAGCAATTCTAACCAAATCACGGGCATAACGCTGAACCTCACGGCCCATGTCGTCAAGGCGCATCGTCCCAAACTGCGCCTTCAACTGCTGCGCGCCCAGCGTCTCGGACGCAGACGTCGAACCACGCATAATATCAGCAATTCCAGTGATTTCGTAAATTGTCGTCTTTATCTGCTCGCGCTGATTATATAATTCGTTCAAAACTCCGGCGATTTTCTCAATCGGCCACATCCATATGGCCTTATCCAACCCACCCGACTGCATCAGCGGCAGCACGTCCTGCGCCGGGACCATCATATTCTCCCCGGCGTCCATCAGATTAGCCATTTCCGTGATTGTGCTGTCGTAAATGCCACGCACCTTACAAGCAGCAATAATGCCGGATATTCGCTTGGTAATATTATCAAGCTCATTGGCCTGGTCGCGGTAAAACCGAAACGGCTCAACCGGAACCAAACTATCCGTGTTCTCGGTTGCATATAATGGCCGGGGTGTCGGGAAAAACCCATCAAGCTCTAACGGATCAGGCTCAGTCTTCAAAGGCCGCTCTTTCAGCGTCTTTGAGATGAAAATAACTTCTTTCTGGCGGCTGCACCATATCTCCCACACAACAGCACGCTTGAACGTGTCCGCAACAGCATCCCCGTCCTTGTCTTCCATGCCAATCGGCGTGTTGTCCAGCGCCACCTCGTCGCCAATATCCTCGCCAAACTTGTCGCGCAGGTCATCACGGGTCATCAGGTGCCGGAAAGCAATCCACTCGACCTCTTCCCATGTGCGACCCGGACCAACGCGGAAATCAGCCCAGTTTACATGCTCAAATTTGACTTCCTCGCCCTTTTTTGCGTCATAAGGGTCGCCGTT